AGCAGGCCGCGGCGGGCACGCTCATGCTGATCGGGGCGGTGTTCTTCTCGTCGGGCGCGATCGTCGACGCCGTGCGCGCGCTGCGGCTCGAGCTACGCAAGGAGAACGCGGCGATCTATGGCGAGCTGAAGAAGCTCGTCACAGAGGTCACGCCGAAAGCCTAGGGCTTGCTGCGTCGCTTGGCGATGTCGCGCTTGATGCCTTCGATCATCGTCGTGTAGCGGGCGGCCTGCTCGGAGGCCAGAAGGCGCTCATCGGCCCTGTCGATCTGATAGAGCACGAAGTCGAGAGAAAGCTGCTTCTGCTCGTCTGGCAGGCCGTTGATGACCTGCCCGATCTGTCCTGGCCGCGTTTCGAGGCCGACCAGCCAATCGAGACTCACGTCTAGACACCGCGCGACCTGGATCGCGTGGTCGAGGCTCATGCTGCCCGTGGCAAAAGCCTTGGTGATCGCCTGCGGCGTGACGCCGATCTGCTCGGCGAGCCACGCCTGATTCCGTCCGCGCGATTCGAGCGCGGAGAGGATGCGGTCTTTCTGCAGGCGGTCTGTTCGCATTGCAGGTCGATTATTCAACCCGGAGTTACCGCTTGTCGCGCACCTGCGGTTGACTGATCTATTCACCTGTGGTGAACTACGGGGATGCAAACCAGCCCGATCCAACGCGCCATCGAGGCCGCCGGTGGCCTAACGGCGATGGCTCGCCGCCTCGGCGTGACCAAGCAGGCGATCGTCAAGTGGCGCCACACGCGAGTCCCCGCCGAGCGCGTCCTCGAGATCGAGGCGGCGGCCTCGCACCAGGTCTCGCGCTACGAGCTGCGGCCGGACATCTACGGCGAGCCGCCGGGCTGACCACGCCCGCCGCTCACGGAAGAAGACGAACAACGATCGCGAGGGGAGTCGCAAGTGGCCGAAAAGCACACAGAGGAGGTCAAGGTCCGCGTCACGCCGGAGATGCGCGACCTCATCAACCGCACGGCGATCGCGCAGGACCGCGCGCCGAGCGAACTCGTCCGGCACATCCTGTCGGTCTACTTCTACGGCCATGCGCGCATCGTGTCGCCGGGTGCGGCGCAGCAGGAAGGCCCGAATGTTCCCTGACCGGCCACACGATTTTTCCATCGCGGAGGGGCGGCTGTGTTCAAGGACGCATTGAGGGTTGCGCGCGAGGGCGCGTCGTATGTGCTGAAGCAGCAGGCGCGCACGACGGCGCCGCTGGTGGCGTTCGTCGATGCGGGGCGGGTGCGCTGCATCGACGCGGGCCGCACGCGCGCGGTGGAGCTGCTGGCGCGCCAGCCCGACGCGGTGGCGGGGGTCTACGATCACGCGGCAACGCGCGAGCAGATCGTCGAGGACCTGCTGGTCGTAGTCTCCGCATGGCAGCGGTGAGCCGCTCTCCGATCAGTTAGCCCGTGGCTTCGTTCATCGACTTCGCGCTGCGCTACGCGGCGCTCGGGTGGCCCGTCTTTCCCTGCGACAAGGCGGGCAAGAAGCCAGACGGTGCGCTGGCGCCTCAGGGTTTCAAGAACGCGACGATCGACCCGCACCGGATCCGCGCCTGGTGGAGCGCTCATCCAGAGGCGAACATCGGCATCCCCTGCGGTGCATCGAGCGGCTTCTGGGTGCTCGATGTCGATCCGCGCAACGGCGGTAGCGACTCGCTCGAGAACCTGACGGCGACATACGGACCGATCAGCGACACGCTCACGCAGTCGACCGGCGGCGGCGGCACGCACTTCCTCTTCCGGCACGACCCGGAGGTTGTGAAGGGCAAGCTCGGCGCGGGCCTCGACGTGAAGCGCGACGGCGGATACATCATCGTCGAGCCGAGCGTGACGGCCGGGAGTTACGGCTTTCTCGACTGGGATGTATTCGAAGGCGGCGAGCCGCCGATCGCGCCGGCGCCGGCCTGGCTGCTCGCGCTGGTGCGCGCCAAGCCGCATGCTGCGGACCAGGACGGCGCCGAGCCGTGGAACGCAGATGTCGCGAAGCTCCGCAGCGCGTTGGCGGTGCTGGATGCCGACGAGTACGGCGACTGGATAACGATCGGGGCGGCGCTGCATCACTCGTCGAACGGCCACCCGGACGCGCTGGCGCTCTGGACTCAATGGAGCGGCAAGAGCGCCAAGTTCGAGCACGGTGTTTGCGAGAAGCGCTGGGAGACGCTCGGACGATACGGCGGGGCGGCGAGGGCGTCGGTGGCGACGATCTACTATCGCGCCTCGCAGATGGGGTGGAGCTGGCGCGCGCCGAAGCGCGCGCGCAAGGAGAAAGAGGCGGAAACCGCGGCCTCGGCCAATGCGCCTCCGCCCGGCGCTCCGCCCGCGGCGGCATCGGACGAGCGCCCGCAGGTTCGGATACGCGAAGGAGAGCTCGACGAGGCCGTGGCGGAAGCCGAAGCGGTGCTGCGGGTGCGGGCGACCGACCGGATCTACCAGCGGCTCTCGTCGCTCGTGCGCGTGGTCCGGCGGCAAGTGCCGAGCGTTCGCAACTATCGGCGCCCTCAGGGCGTGCTCGGGGTGCAGGAGATCGACTCCGACTACCTGGTGCTCGAGCTGACGCGCCTCGCGCGGTGGTATCGGTTCGACAAGCGCGCAGAGGATTGGCGGCGCATCGACTGCCCGGACAAGGTCGCGCGGGCGCTGCTCTCGAAGGGCGGCCAGTGGACGCTCCCGAGGCTCTGGGCGACGATCAGCGCGCCGACCCTTCGACCCGATGGAAGCCTGCTGCAAGATCCCGGCTATGACCCATCGACGGCGACGTTCTACGATCCGGGCGATGTGAAGTTCCCGGTGATCGCGGAAAAGCCGAGCCGAGCGGATGCCGAGGCAGCGCTCGAGCAGCTCCGGGCGCTGGTGGCGAGCTTCCCGTTCGTGAACGAATGGGACGAGAGCGTTGCGCTGGCGATGATCATGACGGGCGTCGTGCGCCGGGCGTTACCGTCTGCGCCGCTCGGCGCGTTCAGCGCGCCGGTTGGCGGCAGCGGAAAGACGCTGCTCTCGGACATCGTCGCGATCTGTGCAACCGGCGTCACGGCGCCGGCGATGCAATACGCAGCCACCGACGAGGAGGCGCACAAGACGGCCCTCGCGGTGCTGGCGGAGGGCGATCCGATCGTCCTCATCGACAACATCGACCGGCCGCTCCAGGGAGACTGGCTCTGCACGGCGCTCACGAGCGAGATTTTCCGCGGGCGGCTGCTCGGCAAGTCCGAGACCGTGAGCGTGCCGACGACGACGCTCTGGCTTGCGACCGGGAACCAGCTCGTTATCCGGGGCGACCTCACGCTCCGGAGTTTGCTTTGCTGCATTGACCCGCAAATGGAGCGCCCGGACGAGCGCGCGCTCGACGCCGACGCACTCAGGCGCACGGTGCACGAACGCCGTCCCGAGCTGGTCGCGGCGTGTCTTACGATCATGCGGGCGTACATCGCCGAGGGCTGCGTCCCATCGGACTTCGTCAAGCCGTGGGGCCGGTTCGAGCGGTGGTCCGACATGATTCGGGCGCCGCTCGTGTGGCTCGGGATGGCAGACCCTTGCCGAAGCGCCCAGGCGCTCACCGAAGAAGACCCGATCCGCACGGAGCACGTCGCGGTCATGTCGGCCTGGGTGCAGGTGTTCGGGTTCGAGCCGGTGACGGTGCGCGACCTCATGGAAACCGTCGAGACGGCGAAGCCGCCCGTCGACCGAGGATTTCCCGAGGAGTACGCCACCGAATCACGCAAGGCCGAACTCGCCAACGCGCTCAAGTCTGCGCTCCTCGAGGTCGCGAGCGACCGCTCCGGCAAGATCTCGGCCAAGCGAGCCGGTTACTGGCTCCGCAGCCGCGCGAACCGCAAGGTCGGCGGCATGCAGATCGTCATGAAAGGCAAGACCCACGGCATCGCCCGCTGGGCCGTCCTGCAGTCCTAGCCTGCAATTCCCCGTCGCGCCGGGGTGTGATTGGTGCGATGGGCGCGACTTCTCCTACCCCACACGGAAAGTGTCAGAGCTGATCTGATAGGGCTTTTCTCAAGCCCGGTCAGTCGCTTGCGCTCGCGCTCGTCCTTGTAATGGGTGCACTGCACTTCTTATCCAAAAGAGAAACTGTCTAAATGGATACCGTGACACTTTCCTAGAGGAGTGGAAAACAGAACACCCGTCACACTCATCACACCCCGACGACCCGCAGCGCCTATTCGGCCGGGGTGCGCCTGGCAGAGAAGCCCGAACGATGGATTGAGTCGCGCAGCGCTGCGGGTGATGGATCTCCGCGCAGAGCGGCAGGTGAGGAAGCTTCGGCCGGACAAAAATGTCCGAGAGAGATTGCCACGCGCCCCGGTGTGAGAATAATAAGACGCCATGCGCGAGCGTGGCTTCCTCCTTGGATGCGCTTTGCCCGACGGTGACTCCCCTCTCCGTCGGGCTTTTTCTTGTCGCGTCCAGCGAGGCCATCCAAATCTCCTCCGAGCGACTCGCCGCGCTCGCGCAAACTTTCTCGGGTCCTCCCCGCACAAAATCGTATGCGCACACGCAAGGCGCGAACGAAAGCTAGTGGCACGGGAATTCTATGAGTTGACCGCAGGGGCGGTGAATTGACCGAAGCGGTCGTCAACTCTGGTTCGCATGTGTCGCAGGTCGAATACGCGCGCCTGCGAGGGGTCAGCAAGCAGCGCGTCAATGCGCTAGTGCGTCAGGGGCGCATTGCGCTCAGGGAAGACGGATCGGTGGACGTCGAGGCCTCCGATGCGATGCTCGAGGCGACCCTCGACCGCAGCAAGGCACACCGCGATCGGCAGATCGCCGGAGCAGCAGGGCAGTCGAGCTTGATCTCTGACGCGGCGACCGGAGGGCAGCCAGGAAGATCAGCGCTCGGGAATGGCGAGCAGTCTTCCTGTCACCATCCTGCGACCGGCGATGTCCAGTCGACCAACTCGGCGGCGGACTACTGGGAGCACAAGGCCCGGCGCGAGCGCATCGAGGCGGACCGCGCGGAGCTCGCCCTCGCCAAGCAGCGCGGCGAGCTCGCCGACATCGCGGAGGTGAGGCGGCTTCAGCGGGAGGTCTATTCGAAGGCCGCGACCTCGCTCATGCAGATCCCGGCACGAATCGCTCCGGTGTGCGTCGCCCTCGACGCAGCGGCCATCGAGAAGGCCATGCACGACGAGATCGAGAGGGTGTTGCTCTCGATCGCGCAGAACCTCGAGGCGGCTCAATGAGCGGCGCTGTCGCCGATCTCGTGCGCAATGCCGGAGCCGTTATGCCGGCCACCGCGGAGGGCCTACGTGCGGCGCTCGTGCCGTCGCTGAAGGTTTCAGCTTGGGCCGATCAATATCGGGTGCTCTCGAAGTCGGCATCGGCCGAACCGGGCCGCTGGAGCACGGATCGGACGCCGTACCTGCGAGAGATCATGGACACGCTCTCGCCGCTCTGTCCGATCCAGACCGTCGTGTTCCAGAAGTCTACGCAGGTCGGCGGAACGGAGACCGGCCTCAACTGGCTCGGCTCGATCATTCACCAGGGCCTCGGGCCGACGATGCTGGTGCTACCGACGTCGAACGCGGCGAAGAAGGCTTCGAAGACTCGCGTCGGCCCGATGATCGCGGACACGAAGGAGCTGGCGAAGCGCGTGCGCGAGGCCCGCTCGCGTGACTCCGGAAACACGACGCTCCTAAAGGAATTCGACGGCGGCGTGCTGATCTTCGCCGGAGCGAACAGCGCGACGGAGCTCAAGTCGAGCCCGGTGCGAAACCTGATGATGGACGAGATCGATGAATATCCGTCCGACACTGACGGCCAGGGCGACCCTGAGGAGCTCGCCGAGAAGCGCACCGACACCTTCGCGCACCGGAAGATCTTCAAGGTTTCGACGCCGACCATCACGGACGGACGCATCGATCGCGCCTACAAGGCAAGCGACCAGCGCGTCTACCTGGTCCCATGCCCGCATTGCCATCACGAGCAAGAGCTGCGCTTCGATCAACTGCGCTGGGAGACGAGGAAGCGCTGGGAGCGCGTCGACGCCGAGACCGGGGAGGTCATCGCGGCCGATGAAGACGAGATCGGTGCGGTCGAGCATGACACCGGCGAGCTCGTATCGGTGTGGTACGAATGCGCCGATTGCGCGGGCGCGATTTACGAGCACGCCAAAACGGCCATGCTCAATGCGGGGCGCTGGGAAGCGCGCAATCCCGGTCCGGATCGCGCCGCCGGGTTTCGAATCAGCGCCCTCTACAGCCCGATCGGCTGGTTTGGCTGGCGGAAGATCGTCCTCGCCTGGCTGAAGGCGGAAAAGGATGTCTCGGGTCAGCTCCGCAAGACCTTCACCAATACGATCTTGGGGCAAGCCTACGAAGAGCCCGGCGAGAGCATCGACGAACACTTCCTGAAGCGCCGGATCGAGGCGTGGCGCATCGGTGAAACCGTCCCGGCTGGAGCGCTGGTGCTCGCAGGAGGATGCGACGTGCAGCACAACCGGCTCGAGCTCCGCGTTTGGGGCTATGGGCGCAATCAAGAGACGTGGCTCGTCGATCGGCACGTGATCTTCGGCTCGCCTGCGGCGGACGAGACCTGGCGAGCATTGGAGCAACTCCTCGAGAAAGCATGGCCGCACGAGCTCGGAGGGAAGCTCCGCATGGGCGCCCTCGCCATCGACGCATCGGACGGCGTGACCACGCACTTCGTCCGCGCGTTCGCGCGCAAATGGTCGCCGACCCGGCGCGTGATCGCGGTGAAGGGACAGGCCGTGCAGGGCAAACCGCTGATCGGCAAGCCCACGGAGCAGGACGTTTCCTGGCGCGGGAAGATCATCAAGGGCGGCGTCAAGCTCTGGCCGATGGGCTCAGACACCGGGAAGGCCGCCTTCTATGCGCGTCTGCGAATCGAAGAGCCGGGACCGGGTTTCGTGCATCTTCCGAGCGGCCTCCCAGATGAAACCTTCGCGCAACTCACCGCAGAGAAGCTCGTGACGCGTCTCATCCGCGGCCATCCGAAGCGTGAATGGCACCTGCCAGCAGGAAAGCGGAACGAGGACCTCGACTGTCGAGTGATGGCCGATGCCGCGGCGGAATACTGGGGCATCCGGCATGCGCCATGGGACAAGATCGAGGCCGGTCTGCGCGTGAGCACGCCCGACCTTTTCGTCAGCGCGGATGAGGCCAAGAGCGCGGCGGACCAAGAAGCTCCCATTTCTGCACCGGCGGCGCGTGCGGGACGCATTCCGCCGATCAAAGCGCGGCGCGGGTGGGCGCAAGGATGGAGGGGATGACGAATGCCGATGAAACGAAGGAGTCCGAGATGAACATCCAAGAACTGAGGCGCGAGCTCGACGTTGTGAATGCCGAGCGAGCCATTCTCGACGAAAGGGCACGCGAACTCGAAGAACGGATTCGCCTGTCGCTGGACGTAACGGGAAACGGATAAACCGGCTCCGCTTCGGAATCATCTGGCCCAACGGCGATGAAGACTGGCTCACCTGACCATGCCGGCCGAGCTCTACGCGATCGGCGCGGTGCTCGAGGTGCTCTGGCTCATCGTGTGCGCCTTCTCGATCGCGGCGCTCGTGCTCGTGATCCTCGGCGACTGGCTCTGCGGTAAGGACTGACATGGCGCGCGAGCTCGGCTATTCGGTGACGGTGCAGATCGCGATCGGCGGCGACAAGGCGTCGGTTCGGATCCCGGCGCGAGGCGCGTCGGATGAGCAGGCCATAGGCCGGGCGATCCGGAGCTACGCCCAGGCGCTCGCGGAGCTGCGCAGCAGGCCCGCGCCGCGGCCGCCGGCGCTCCGCCCCTGGTGGACGAAGTAAGACGACCTTCCAACGACAACAGGAGAACCACATGGCATCCCCCCTTTCGACCACGGCGCAAACGCCGTCGCAAACCTGCAACACAGACATCTTCAGCCTGGTGCGGCGGATCAACCGCTTCATCGTCGAGGTCCTGAAGAGCCAGTCGTCCGGCATCTCGCAGACCATGCCGTTCGACGTCGCGCGCGTGAAGAGCTACACCGCGTCGCTGCGCAGCTTCATCGCGTGGGTGGTGGCGCAGCCGCTTCTCGACCTGCCGGAAACCGGCCCGCAGTGGATCAACCTCCCCAAGAGCCCGGAGATCCCGAGCCTCGAGAACGAGAGCGCCTACGACATCTGCGTCCTCTTCGAGCTGCTCCGCGACGAGCTGGCGAACAGTCAGAGCGCCCGGTTGTCGACGAACTTAATGAAGTTCGACCACGACCGCGCCCAGGCGCTCATCCAGAAGATCGAGAACCTCGTCGACCAGTACATCGCCATCGCCGAGCCGCTCGACCTTCCGGAGTCGAGCCCGTCGCAGGGCATGACCGGGCCGGGAAGCCAGGGCATCTAGGCGCGCCGATGCTCTTCGCAGCGCCCTCCTTGGAGGGCGCTACCGAGAGCAGGCCCTAACAGGAGCCGAACACATGGCACTTACCACAGACCAATATGCCGCATTGCAAGCGGCCATCCTCGCAGACCCGGTGCTCGCCGCCAAACCCGCGAACAGCGATGGCGCCTACGACATCGCCGCAGCGATGAATCTCGCTGCTGCGCCCGATTTCATCGTCTGGAAGACGGCGGTCGACCAGGAGACGATCACTCAGAACGGCTTCGACTGGGTGCGGGTCGACAACCTTTCGGTCGGCAAGGCGCGGATTTGGGAATGGCTCTTCGGCAACCCGACGCGCAGCATGAACCCGAGCAAGCGAAACGTGCGGGCGGGAATCGACGAGTGCTGGAAGGGCACGGCGGCGGATCTCGCGGTGCGCGCTGCGGTGTATGTGCACTGCAAGCGCAAGGCGACTCGGGCGGAGGAATTGTTCGCGTCCGGCGATGGCACCGATGCGACGCCGGGCACGATGAGCTTCGAGGGCCAGCTCTGGTATCAGGACGTCATGACCGCGATGGGGTGGTGACATGGCAACCGTCACGATGAACTACGCGGCGTCCGCCGCGATCACGATCGGAGTTGAATCGACGGCGAGCTCCAGTACCTTCGCAGCGGGCCGTGAATCGAGCGTTATCGACAACACGACCAACAAATATGCCGACGCGCTCCTGTCGGGCAAGATCCGCGTCGGCACGACGCCGACGGCGAATACTCAGATCGCTGTCTACGTGTTCGCGCCGGTCGACGACACGCCGACGTATCCGGATGTGATGGATGGCACCGATTCAACCGAAACGCTGACGAGCGTCGGCGTCGGGCAGGGGTTCCTGAAGCCCGCTGCGACGCTCAACGTCGACTCGAACACCAGCGACCGCGATTACGCCTTCGGTCCGGTGAGTGTCGCCCAACTCTTCGGAGGGGTGATGCCTCCGAGGTGGTCCGTGTTCGTGGCGCATAACACCGGCGTCAACCTGAACTCGACCGCCGGGAATCATTTCATCAAGTATCAGGGTATCAAGTTCGACGTCGCATAAAGGCAACGCATGGCGTCGATCATCATCCCGAGCCGCTGGAACAGACAGCCGACCTATCCGGCGGCTCTGTGCGCCGATGGCATCGCCGACGGCATCACCGGCGCGTTCTCCGTGTTTGGTGGCGTCGCCAGATTGGGATCGGCGCTGCCGACGACGCAGTCCGGAGTCGTGACGCCGGGCTTTCATGGAATGGGCGTCAAGTATTCCGGCGCGCAGAAGACCCAGTTTGGCTATGGGACGATCCCGCCGCTCGTCGGGCGGTACACGCTTGCCTTCCTCTTCAGTCTCAAGACCCTCTCGAATTATTCTGGCCTGTTTTCCTATCAGCCCGGTACGACGCTCTCTGGCATCGAGATCAGGCTGGGCGTCGCGCCCACCGGGTCGGAGTTGTTCTGGAAACAGGGAACCGTTTCCGGATATAACCATTTCACCATCGCGTCGGGTTCATTCGTCGCAAATTCCGCACGCGTAGCGCTCGTTCTTGCGAGCACGGGATACGTCGAAGACATTCCGACCGTCGTGCTCAATGGGTCTGCAAGGTCTGTAACAAAGGTCAACACCAACACGGGAGCCGTCGCGCTCTCTGGAACACCTGAAATCTGCTTCGGATCGCGGACCGATGGAACGACGTTCCTCGACGGGACGCTCTTTCAGGCCGTGGCGTGGAACCGGATGCTTTCCGTTGACGAGGCGATCGAGTGGTGCGCCGCGCCGTGGCAGATCTATCAGCCGATCAACAGGCGGATCTATTTTGATGTCGGCGGCGGAGCGACCGCCCGCACGGCTACCGGCAGCCTCGATTCGGCCGTGCAATATTCGCGCACCGCGACGGCCTCGATCGACTCGGCGATTCAAGTCGGCCTGACCGGGACCGTTTCGCTATCCGCTGCGATCTCGCAGGCGCTTACCGCGACGGCAAGCCTTGAAGCGGCGATTCAGTCGGCGCGCACGGCGTCCGCATCCGTCGACGCGATGATCACTGCGGGAACGACGGCAAGCACGAGCCTTGATGCAGCCCTGCAAATCGCGCGAACCGCGAGCGCGACGCTGGATGCCGCCGTGCAGATCGCGCGCACCGCCTCTGCGAGCGTCGATGGCGCGGTGCAGAGGGCACTCACCGCGTCGGCGAGTCTCGATGGCTACGTGCAAGCCGGAACGACTGCGCTGGCGTCGCTCGATGCCGCCATCCAGTACGCGCGCACCGGAACCGCGAGCCTCGACGCCGCGCTTTCGATCGCGCGCACCGCCTCGGCGAGCCTCGACGCGGACATCGTCGTCAGCTCGGCCGGGACGGTCACGGCGAGCCTCGACGCCGCACTCGCGATCGTGGTGACGGCGACCGCGTCGCTGGATGCCGCGATTCGCCATGCGCGCACCGCCGTGGCTTCGCTTGACGGATACGTTTATGACTCGTCCGCCACCGAGGCGGAGGGCTACACATTCAAGGCGTCCGCGCGGGCGCCGTTCCGCGCCTCGCGGCGCGTCGTGCATTGACGGGAGACGGCTATGGCTGCGACGGTGCAGATCGTTGAAAAGAACGGAGCGGGAGG